CCTTGTTGATCTTGTATGCCACGAAGGCATCCATCAGAGCAGCCACTGAGTCGATCTTCTCTTCCGAGCGCTTCTTCAGCAGCTTTCGGTTACCGTTGGTATCTTCAAGGGTGACACAGTTCCCCATGGTGAAAGACATGAGTTCCTGGTCGAAGATGAGGAGTCGCTCGGCAGCCAGCTTCTTCAGTTCCCCAAGTGGGACCGATTCTGTCCTGGCTCCCTGAATGACCTTCTCAATACCATACGGGCCGTTCTCCTGCTCCCACCGGGTTACGAACTCCTTGGCGTTGTACGGGTCGAACCCAAATGCCGAGACGTCGTACTTTTGTTCATCGATGTACTGGTCTAGATCTTCATAGACTTCCATCATGTCCAGGACGGTACCCTCCATGACTCGGAGGCTTCCTTCTTGGATGAACTCGTCATACTTCTGACGCAAAGCACCAGGCAACTTCATGAGCGTTAGCTCAGAGATGTATGCTAGTGTCTTTACACCGAAAGCCTGATTCCTGAGTGGGAATAGGAAGGTGAATGCACAGAAGTCATCACCCTGGGACAAGTCTGCGCCCATAGCACACTGCATGTTCCAGAATGTATTCTTCCTATGCGGGATCGTCTCCTCGTAGGTGAAGAAGTACGTGTATCCCTCCATAGGGATCCCGAACCTCTTGGCGAGGATGTCGTTTCGAGCGGCAGGAGCTTGCTCCATTCGATCGACGTCCTGCTGGTACCGATCATAAGAGACAGTGATGCCTATGTTCGGCTGGGCTTTAACCCACATAGCAGGATCTGCTACTTCCTTGATGTCATCAAGTCTGTAGTAGAAGATTGAGATGTGAGGGGCGATGTATTCGCCCTTCAGTATTTTGAGCAACTCCATCTTCATGGTGTCGCCCACCGCATTGCGGATGGTTCCCTCGGATGAAACGGCAAGAATGACCGGGTCATCGATCTTCGAGGCGCCCTGTTCGAGAGCACCGACCACGTCCTCACGAATGTCGCCAGAAAGCCACTCATCCACCGTACAAACCTTGGGTCGAAGACCCTGAAGCTTGTCGATGGACATTGGGCGCACCTCGAGAAGGGATCCGGTGAGGAAGTTCTCCACACCTTTCTTCGTAGCAACCAGCTTCTGACGGTTAGCCCTCGCACCAGTTGTATTTTGAATGGATCCCTCAGTCAGGAACTTATACAGCGGACCTCGGGCTCTGGTGATTGCAGTCCGGAATGGACCCATCACCTCTTCAGCCTGCTTCATGGTCGGAGCCGTAGCGATCTGATGTGTCGTAGTTGTGTCAATCACCAGGAAGTAATTCTGGATCAGAGACATATACATCGACTTCGCCGCTCCACGAGCAACGATCAGATACTGCTTAATTGTAAGGCGCTTCTTTACGGTTTTGGTCTCATAGTGACCGCCGACTCCATCCTCATACGGGACAAAGACCTGGCGATCCTCGAAGTAATACCACCCAAGGAGCTGTTCGGCCCAGAGCTTGAAGCTGTCTAGAAGATGGAGGTCGGCTCCGTCGGACAGAGTAAGCTCGTTCTCGCAGTATGCGATAAATCCTTCTACGGCTTGATCATCGTAGTAGTATTCTGGATTGGCGACAAGTGCGTCAATCCGGTTCATCTCACAGGAGATCTCTTCGCATACCGGAATCTCGCCTCGGATGACTGCGTCACGAAACTGCCCGTAGTATTTTGGTACTGCGGTGTTCGAGAGCATTACTTAGCAGTGCTCCCCGGGTTACGAGGATACCGCTTCTTCTTGGGCGAGGGCTTAGTCTGCTTGAACGACTTCGGCTTCTCGATCTGCTTGCGTTCGGGAGCCTTCTTCAGAGCGGGACCACCAATAGACTTGGCTTCCTTCTTGGTCTCCTCGGCTACAACAGAAGCTGCCTCGGCGGCTTCCTTGGCCTTCTCCGCTGCCTTCTTAAGAGTCTCGGCTGCGGACTTCCCTTCCTTACCGGTATCAAACGACTTATCGAAGGCCGTCTTCATAGCCTTGGTCGCTGCATATGTACCGGCCTTGGTTAGAGAGTTCTCGAGGATCGATCGAGTGACTTCACGACCTCGAACCAGGTGGCGATCGGCCTTGAGCTCCCGATAGCGTTTCTCTTGCTCCAACCGCTTAATTCGAGACTGGAGCTCGGTGTCGCTGATCTTCTTGTATCCGCGGTTTGCGAACTTCTTTCGGGCCTTAGCGTCGGCCTTTGCCTGCTTCTTTCCGGCAACTCGAGCGTCATGTGCCTGCTTTGCCTTCTGAACCTTGGCCGCTCCGGTACGAGCGGTCTTGATGGTTGTCTTAGTAGCATTTGCCGTGAATCGGCCACTCTTCTGGAGGGCCTTGACGGTTGCTGCACGACCAGCAGACGCCTTCTTACGAATGACGCCCCAACGCTGTCCTTTTACGCCGTGGTGAATGAGGTCTTCTACCTCTGCTTCCCCTCGGTCTGATAGATCAGTCGCCATGCTGCCTCCTCGATCAGCTTCTGGTAAGCCTGAACCAAGAAGGAATTCCCCGGTGGGTCGAAGAACAGCTTAACCTTCATGGCGATGTAAGACTTGATGGCCGCCTCGTCGTCGATTGAATCAAAGACGGTCCAAGCGGTATCTTTCTCAATCGGGGTATCGCATTTTGGCCCCAATTGTGCGAGATCCATCCGTGCAGTGTTGATGTGCATGAGGATCTGGTCGTCGAAGGCATCATATCCCGGCATGATGCCGATTGCCTTCTTTGTATCTTCAAGAATGGTTCCCATTAGATCCTCCAGGGAGCTTGATCATTCGGTCGACGCTCAACAACTCGTGGTGTCAACCTCGATCGGTCTCCGAAGTGTATCGCGTTGTGGGTATTCTTGGTTGTGGTAATGAGAAACTCTGGCTCGAGGATGTCTGGATTGAATTCCTCGAGATCTCTGGGCTGAATCGGATTCATGTGGTGGATTAGCGGCATGTATCTGATGTCAAGACCCTCGATCCCAAGGTCACAGGCTTCATCTCGAGCCAGAACAAAGTTCCTGACCTTCTTCCATTCCGTCGAGGTGTAGAATCGTTGGTTCAGGTAACGATCAAAGCCAAACGTGGCTGTACCGACTTGCCCGGTGAGAGCCAGGTAGTCAAACCGCTCCTCAAAGGTCTCGAGGCGCGCCAGTTCAGTATACGTTCGTAACATCTCCCGCTCCAGAGTATGTACGGAAGGCTTCGATGGCTTCTTTGGCAATCTTCTCGGCTTGCTCAGCGCTGACTAGCGCCGTCTTCTTCGCCTCGAGGAGTGCTGTTTCATTCCTCAGCTTCTCTACCTCCAGCTGTTCTCTTGTGGAGGCGAGCTTGAGGTAGTGATTCACCGTGGTTGCCGGTGCTGTACCCTCCCGAAGCTGCTTCTCAGCGAGCTCAAGCGCGAGATTGATCATCTGCGCCTCTCGTTGTTCCACAGTTCGAGCTGGTTTAGAGGGTGTTGCGGCCCTTTTACCCATAGTTGCTCCTTAGATAGAGGGCGTTTGGGGCCAATTGAGGGCTAGATTCTAGGGCCCGTTGTGAGCGAGACCAGCAGGAAGAAAGGAGCACACGAGAAACTTCCTGTGGGCCCTAGAACCTAGTCCCCAATTGGCTTTCCAAATATCCCTCCGGGGAAAATATGGAGGGGGCGGCGATGAGGGTGGGGGGCCTAAATGCGAGACCCCCCTCCCCCGGGTCGACGAAGAAATTTTTATTTTTCAATCATCGATCTCAAAAGTTTGATAGAAATTTGTTCCATCAAGATTGAGAATTCGATCAATTGCATTTTCAATTTCTTCGATTTCAAGTTCTTCACTTAACGAATCGCTTGATGTGCACAGCCTGGCCAGGAGGCCACAGGTACCGTAGCCGTGGGCAGTGTCAAAAGCAAACCATTCGTCCCATGAAGTTCTTGGATCGTAAGGATTGTCCACTGTGGACAGCATCCTAGCCATAGTAGACCTCCTCAGAGAGGCCCTGTGAGAGGGTGTGTACCATGGTGTGGTCAGCCCTCCTCTAGAGCACGGTGTACAGATGTGGTAGAAATTCCCAAAGCTTCAGCAATCTCAGCAGCAGTCTTACCTCTACTACTCATAGCCTTGGCTCTGGCCACCATGCTGGATGACACCTTAGGCTGGGACCTAGGTGTAGCCAGTTCCCTAACTACTGATTCATCAGCAAGTTCAAGAACCTTGTTGAGAGCAGCCTGTGAGACAGCACCTTCCTGGATAGCCTGCCACTCCTTAGGAGTGATAGAGAAAGGCTTCTTACCGGCCCCCGTTCTTGAACGGGCCTCGGCTAAAGCCTGACGGCGTGCTTTCTGAAGGCGCTCTTTATCAGTGGCAAGAGTTGGATCAGCTTGCTTCTTAGCCCTGATGACCGCGTCTGCTAGGACCTGTGCCTGGCGTTCACGGGGTTTATTCCGGAGGGCCTCGTTAACTTTGGCCTTGAGGGATTTAACCTCAGGGGCATAGGTCTTTGCAGCCTGGGGGTTCTTTCGAACAGAAGGGATAGCAAGCGTAGCCTTACGGGCTTCGTTAGCCATGGCCTTCAGTTCATTAGAGTGATTGGCATAGACCGTTTCAATAGCACTCCCGTTCTTAGAGACAAGGGAGTATGCATCATGGGTCTCAGCCAACTTAGTAGACTTCTCAGTACGAAGCACAGTCTTACCATGCTTGTCTACATAAGTAGCCCCAGTCTCTTCATAGACCTTGCGTCCAGTCTTCTTGTCAATGGGCCCACCCTTTGAAGCGGACCGGGCTTTTCTCTCAGGGATCCGTTTCTCAGATGAGGCACGGCTGATGAGAGTGGAAGCCCCAGCATTTGCCTTACCCTGGTATTTCTTCTTGAGGGCGGCAATACCGTTGTCAATCTCGGACTGCTTGTAGTTGAGCTTGTGCTTCTCGGCATCAATCACAACCATGGAGTGCCTAACGGCCCGGGCAATCTCAGCCTGGTTTGCACCACCGATGGTCATATCAGTGATCAGGTTTGAGACCTCACCCATCTTCATCTGCTTCTGCTTAGAAGTCATGGGTGTCATTCCGGGGTAGGCAGGATACATAACCTTGGGATCAAAATCCTTCAGGCCCTTCAGAGCAGGAGAGGTCTTCACCTTTCCGCTGTTGTTCGGAATACAGAGAACAGAGTCTCCGTCGAAGTCTGCACCAGACAGACGTTCGGCCACCTTGGGGTGGATTCCGATTGCATCCTTAACCTTGGTCCCTATTGCTTTTCTGGCATGGGGGTTTTTGTTGTTGACTGTCAGCTCAGGAATCTCGAATCGTCCACCGTGGGGGTGACGAACAAGAACAACCTTCTCCCCATGTTTGAAGTTGGGGGCGTAAACCTCCGTGGTCTTCATCTTGGGAACGGGAAGGATTACCTGACTGGCCTGCCGAGGTAGAGCTGCCGCCTTAAGATCGACGGCATCGGAGTCAACAGAGTCGGCAAACGACTGAAGCAGCTTCTTCTTGACCGAGGGGTTCGTAAGAGCCATAATCTCTTCGAACTCTGCACGGCGCTTGTCTCGTACCTTCTGAAGCTGCTGCTTAGCAAGGGAGACGGGCTGCTTCGAAAGGAACTGGGAGCTCAAGGTCTTCGACCAATCACCCCAAGTACCTTCGTCGTTAACGATGTTCATCGCAGAGAGCTTCTTACGACCATTCGAGTCGGTGTAGTGAAGCTGCTTGCGGATTACTGAACCGAATGGGTTCGCCGGGTCACCTGTCTGCTTCTTGAGGGCATCCAGTTTGTTTCCGGTGGGGTTCTTATTTGTGTTGAACCGGAGATCATATCCCTTCGGAATGTCATCCGAGTACATCGCCATACCCTTGAGGTAGTGCGTGCCGTCAACACTAATTCGAACCTGAGCGTAGTTGGAAGAACCGAGGGAGAGGTCTTTGACTCCTCGTCGAACCTCAATGACACCGTCCATATCGGTACCACCCTCGTTTCCATAGCGAACCTTGAGTCGCTTGCTGGAAACTGCAGTGGGCTTCTCGATACCGTATACCGTATGACCCCGGTCCTCAATGTTGACACCGGGGGCCTTAATTTCGCCCCGCTTGGCCAGAACCGTCTTGTAGTCCATGCCCGGAGGCACAAGGACCTTCATTTCGGTGAATTTACCAGTCGTCTGCTGCTGGACCTTCACCTTGTGGACATGATAGCCCTCAGCCTCGAGCATGGCGGTTGCGGTCTTCATCTTGGTGCTCGTAACACCCATGTTGACCTCAACGCCGAGTCCGACGTCAAGAAGACCATCTTTACCGACCTGCTTCTTGAGCTCCTTGGCAAGCGCCTCAGTACTCCCTGCCCTTTCTTTGAGGGTGGGGTCTAAAAGCGCTCGAACGGAGGACTCGTTGATACCCATACGGCGACCAATGGCCGTGTTAGACATCCCCTTCTCCTTGAGCCGAGCAACCATTGCAACGTCAGCCTTACGCTTCTCGTTCTTAGCAATGGACTTCTGGGCTCGAAGCTGGGTGGTGGTCATTCCAAGGCCCTTGGCGATCTCAGTCTCAGATAGACCCTTAGCCTTGAGGTCCTTGATGGTGGAGAGGAGGTCGCCCGAGTGCTGATGTGGGTCCTTTCCGGAACCCCAGGGGTAACGTCCAGACTTACGCTTAACACCATAGTGAGCGAGATCCATTAGGCCTCCTCTTCCTTGATCTTCTCGATAAGCTTGTCGAATTGGATGATGGTGTCCATGATAGGGGCGATGTCGTCGCCCTCCGGGTTTGCTACCTGAATATCGTCATTCTGGTAGATACGGAGCTCGTAGTTGATAGCCCCAGGACGCTCATCATACTCGAGGCAGAAGAGTGCCGCGTAGATCATGAGCTGATCAATCTTGGCGGGGTGAACGCCAGTCTTCAGATCGTGGATGCGAAGCAGGCCCTTGTCAAAGGAGATAGCGTCAGCAGTGCCAAAGCAGTTGACCGAGTAAAACAGGACTTGCTCCGGCTCCATCCGAAACCCAATAGCATCGTTAACATAGTTGTTGAATGTCACCTTGTTTCGAGGCATGCGCATCTTCAACCGAATGTGCTCAGCGGCGAGCTCGTGAAGACGGGTACCCTTTGCGGCAGCCTGAGCAGTTCGGAAGGTCTCGATCAGTTTGTCGGGAGAGTAGTTGAGCCAGTGATACTTACTGGCGGACAGGAACGCGTGGGCCCCACTAAGCTGTGAGTGATTGTTGAACTTCACTGAGGATCTCGCTCTCGTTCTCAGGGTAGATGAATGCGGCATACGACATCGCATGCATGGTCCGAACATAGTGTGCCTGGTTCGGACGGACTGAGGCAGTGGCGCCTCGCTTCACCTCAAGGGCAGCCCAACGATTCTTGTATAGAAGGATCAGATCGGGGATACCTTGAATGTAGTTGGGATCATTTTTCAGAATGATGATCCCCGGCAGCATCTTGTTCAGCTTCTTGATGAGCTGTGCTTGGAATTGTGACTCACGCATAGTGTGCTCCTCTGGGTAAGCCTATAAGAAGGGATAGGCTTGTTTCTATCCTTCTTATCATTATATGCGTAGATTGCGACAAGGGGTGTCACACGTATTGTAGAGGGGGTATTCTTGGAATGGGTGGGGTTTTGTTACAGATGTGACTAATGTGAAAATTCGATCGATAAACATCATCAAACATCATCAAACCGCCTCAAACTAGTGGGGTGGTCAAAATGGCCAGGATTTTCTATACTCTATATAATATAAAAAAATCAATCAATCAATCAATTAATAAATTTCACAAAAAATGGCCACTTCCGACTTTTCGTTGCAATTCCAAGGAAAAGTCCACAATACGTGTGACACCAAGTGGCCATTTTTTTGGCCACAATACGTGTGACGAGTAACATCAGTAACACCCATAACACGAAAAAGTGGCCACATGGTCAAAAAAATGGCCACTTAGTGGCCACTTGGTATCCCGTCACACGTATTCTAACCGACAAAAGCCCTCTCGTTGAACACCTTCTTCGAGCTCAATGACCGCCGAACCGCCTCATCTATAGATGAGTGAGACTCAAGAAAGTAGTACTTCAATCGAGAATATGGCGTGTTCAATCTGTCGATCCGACCCTCACACTGCTCCGTCACTCGCCAGGAATAGTTGAGGGACCAGAAGAGAACCGTATCGGTACTAGTACAGTTCCATCCCTCTGCTGCCGAGGTGTACTGACAGATATAGACCCATCGAGGTTCTGCTGGTATAGCATCGTGCCGATGTCCATTCCATTGCGCCGTAGGCAGTCCAAGGCTCTCTGCAACTGCAAGGATTCGATCGAGCTCATAGTTGTAATTGTAGAATACGATAACCCTCTCATTGCTTGAGAGTATGCGCTTGGCTTGCTCTGAACGCCAGTCATTATCACTGACCACCTTTCTCAAGATTCTGCAGACCCCACCTGCGTCTCTAAGGGGTTCCTCTGTCCAGGGATCCATCCTGTTCTTCACGACCCACTTATACAAGTCACGGTCATAGTCGCAGTAGACAGTCTCCCTCTCACGAGTCGTGTGTCGCTCCACCGGCATCTCCACAAGGATACTCCGACGCAAGCGCTGCAGCTTCGCCTCCCCTATGTATCGTTTGACCTTGGGGTATTTTGCGAAGCGGTCAAATATGACGTGATCCTCCATGAACTCCGTACGAGTCCTGAAGAATCCGTGAGCCATGAACACCGGGAGGTAGTCCATCCAGACATCTCCAGGGGTGGCCGAGAGCAGAAGCCAGGTGTTCTTACGAGTGATCTTCAAGAACTCCTTGACCCAGCGCCCACTGCCGGAAGCACGCTGTTCATCGAAAAAGAATACGGCGTGTTCTCGATCCGAGTACTTCCCGATGTTGTTCCACGAGTCCACCACAATGGATGAACCAGTGAAACTACAATCAGGATCTGTACTCAGACCGAGACGCGCAGCTTCTTCCTCCCACTCAAGGGAGTCCCGCTTCTTAGCGGTTGTGATGACATACAGCGTAGGGGAGCCCTTGACCTTCTTCCTAGCCAAGGACCCCCCTTTCTTGAACGAGGCGGCGTTACAAACCGACGTGAGGTACCACGCCAGGCTTGTCAGGGTCTTCCCCGAACCAACGCCACCCGCCAAGATGCTGCCGTTCTGCAGTTGACGCACCGCCTGGATCTGCTCAGGACGGTACACAACTGTCATGGTTAGTGTGTTCTCCTTTCAAGACACGATCCAAAGATCCACTCGTCGAACTCAGACTTCACCCGCAAGAATCCCGAGCGGCCGTCCTCATACTCCTCCTTGCGGAACTCGGAGTTGGACTTCAGGTAGAGGTTCGACACAGCCAGGTTCCGCCGGTTGCCGTCCTTATACTGAACCCAGTACCCGTCAGGAATCTTGTCGACGAACAGACTCCACACAAGAACAGCAGCAGAGTACACCTTGCGCTCACGACCATGAGCACTGGGCTTCTCCATGCGATACATGTAGCACCCGTCCTTGTACCGGGGTGTGAGGAAACGACCGTTGTTCTTGTTTCGAACCCGCCCAAGATCTGACACCTCGTACTTGTCATTGAGGCCGGGGATCGTCTTCCAGTTCTCAGTCGCCAAAGCGAACCTTTCTATCCGCCTCCGACTCAGTACACGAGCCGAAGATGTAGTCGTCGAACTCAGACCGGGTCTCTTCAAAGAGCTCATCCATCCGAGCGTTGTAGTCGTCATACCAAGCCTGCCGGTACGCCGAGTACGAAACGAGATCCAGGTTCTCAAGACGGGCGTTAGCCATATCACCATTCAAGTGAATGACATAGTGCCCCCTCCCGGGCTCTCCGTTGAACGCACGCCAGATAACAATCCCACAGCGAACCATGGTCTGCTTACCTGAGTCATCGCGATACAAGGAGAACCCGGGAGCCCCGTCTGAGCACTTCTGGATCCGAAGAACTCGCCCACTCGAGATATTACGCACCCGACCGAGATCAGATGCCTCATACCTTGATAAGGGGTGGGGTAACCTTCGCCAGCGCTCAGTCAATGTGCATGGCCTTGATGTGATCCAGGAGGTACTTCTGCTCACCCGTCTCCGAGTCCGTGACGATACGGAGCTTGATGGCTGGGCGATTGTAGTAGTACCGCTTGTTCTTCTCCTCGTCCTGGAAGACGAAGAAGAGAACCCCCTTTGCGATCTCCTGAACCCGGATAAGACGCATCGGGACACCCGAGACTGTCACATCCAGGATAGCATCGGCTCGGAGAGCCTGTTTGATCTCCTCGAGGTCCTTGATCTCCTGAGTCGGGTCGTCAAGAGACCAGGAACCCGAGATTAGGTTGTAGAGGAACTTCTGGTCCCGGTTGAAGTTGAGCCGGGTCATGAAGTCACTGCCCCGACGCTTGAGGTAGATGAACCATCCCGTCTCCGCCGAAGCAAGCTCCAATCCCATAACAGTCCAGGACTGGTTATTGTGAGTGAAAGCGACCGGGGTCATCTTCCGGAACGTCTGATCGATGTACAGCTCGTCAAAGTCGCTAACGCTGAACCGCTTGGTGCTTCCCATGTGAATTGCCTTCCATGCTTGCTGGGGTCGGTACTGGATGAATTCGTACTCCTCAATGTTCTTGAGGAGGATACTCTCTTGCGGATATGTGTTGATGGTGAACAGAACCGCGCTTTCGGTATCTACCTCATAGAGTCGCTGGTACTCAAGGATACGTACCTCTCCCTCGGACGCCTTGAACTCCACATACATAGCATTTCCAGATGCGTATGTGTCATGAATATGCGCCAGAAAGTCCTTACCCTTGACAATACGGGGGGTCTTGTACCATCCGCCGTCAGTGAGTTCCATCATATCCTCCTCAGAAATAACGGATCGTGTCAGCAGCCCACTCAACGTTCTCAAGAACCCAGTCGTAACTCTGGTGCCCCTTCTCGTTCGTCATAGTGTGGCGAGTGAACTTGGACTTCTGGTCGTCCGACATGCGGAAGGTGTACCAGTGCCCATGCTCTCGCTCAGCAGTGATCCACAGATCGGTCGAGCCGGGAACCCGCATGAAGGACTTGACGTGATACTGCCGGGACTCGTAGAAGAACGGAGCAGGCTTACCCTCACGAGCAGCCCAGTAGTCGTAGTACTCCTTGGCGTTGTAGGCCTTCCGCTCCTCAGCAAGGAAGAGAACCGACCCGTTGCTCATCAGGTCGCCGTTCTTGATCCGCATCTTGGTGATGAGACCCTCGGCATTGGTCATATACATGATCCACTGGTCATTGCAAGTGGGCTTGAACTCAGTGACGAATAGGTCCTTGTTCCGGTAGATGAATGTGGGAAGCATGACCCCATCCGTCTCCTTTAGCTTGGCAAGATACTGCATACGAAGCTCGTAGATGTCAACAGGACCCTCGTCAACCTTGATAAGAGTGATCATTTTGCGCCCCTTTTGATTCGTCTGGGGATGTCGTACTCGTCGAGAATATAGTCCATGAATGCGAAGAGATCCTTCTCAATCTCATCCGCAAGCTCTCGATTCCTTACCTGAGACACGTCTACGATAAAGCGATAGCTGTTGTTCGCAGTCCGCTTCTCAAGATGAACGGAACACCGTGGCGTACGACGACGCTCCGGGTTCTTTATGTAGTCGAGCACGATCTCTCGACCAGGCTTAAGATCCGGGTTAGGATACAGAGTCTCTCGAGGTTCCTTGCCCTCGGCTCGATCTCGCTTACGAGCCTCAGAGAGGGCCTGCCTCTCGAACTCCTCTGATTCCTTGACCGCCTTCAGAATATCATCAGCACTGACGATAAGTCGGCTAGCCACGTGTGTCCTTTCTA